TATAAATATTGAGGAGTTTAAACAGCGATACAATTTAGAATAATCTCATATAGGGGTATGAGAAGTTTATACTAAAATAATCTCAGGGGGGAGTATGAGATAATTATTAACAATTATTAACAAAAAATCTTAGGGGGGAGTATGAGATAATTATTAACAATTATTAACAAAAAATCTTAGGGGGGAGTATGAAAAGTTTAATCGTTTTTGACATAAGTCTTCAATTGACTTGCGGAAGAGCCCATGTCTTCCATCGTTTCGTTAATTTCATTATTTTTCTTAATTGTATCACCAAACTTACTCGTGAGATATAAATGGCGTAATAAATTTGCTCCTGCTTTCTTACCAAATATTTTTTCCAGTCTTTGATTTAATTTAACACTTGTTAGTTTAGATCCATTTATATCAAATAAAAGGTAGTCAGTACCATTAACTTTTATCCACTTTGTTAGAATTGATTTTAATTCCTTAGGAATTTCAATTCGTTGCTCACCATAAAATCTACTAGTCTTATATGTATTGAAAACTAATTCATTTTTATCAAGATAATTATCTTCTGTTTTATTTATATTTTTAATTTTAAATTCACAATAATCTAGATTTCTGCGAGGCGGAATGAATAATCCACTCATTAAACATAAAATAATAAAGTTCTGAATTTCTTGTAAATCTGACATAGTTAATTTTTGTTTTTTATATAATGCGGTTGCAGTAGATTTGGCAGTTGATATTACTTCATTTAATTCATCTTGATTGACCCAATTGGCTTCTTGTGATGGTGATTTTTCTTGCTTGTTTATTTCCTTAGAATAGTCACGGATATCTTCTAACATTGATTCTCTATATTTTGGTTTATCAGATATAACAACAAGGGCACTTAATATCGTTTTCCTTTGATTAGGTTTTAATTCCTTTAAGTATTCTAATATTTTTGTACAATCATCAAAGTCACTTTTTACCAATTCTTTATTCTTGAAGACATTTTTATGCACTGAGTTTAAAAGTGATGTGTAAGTTTTTAATGACCCAGCACTTAGACTTGGTCTAATTCGTTTTAATTCTTCGCTAATATTCATTATTTTATATATTAATATAATATAATAATTTAATTGTCAATTAATTAACTTCTAAATTTATTTCTTTATTACCAACTTTACTTATATTACAATGTAAACAACAAATCTTAACATTAGATTTAATATGACCTATTTTATTACAAATACGCTCAATTGAGATTAAATTGTTAGTATGATTGACTAGTTCTAAATCACATTTACAATAACAACATTTGTATTCTGATTCTTCAATTAATAATCTACAAAAATCAGTATCTATAAATTCCTGAATATTTAATCTGTTATATTTTTTGTCAGCAACATACGAGCAATTAATAAATGTTTTAATAATAATTTTTAATACTTTTTCTAAATCATCTTGTACACATACTTTACAATCATGTCTTCGTTTTAAATGTCCGCAAAAACTTGTACCAATACACTCTCTACATTGGTATTTAAATTTATTATGAGGACATTTTTTTGAATTTGTTACTTTATTTCTCGTAATACATTTCCCACAACTCTTATAAGGAAGTCCTGACGATTTAATATTAGGTTGAAAGTATAACTTACAACTGGAACACTTTGGATTAGGAGTTTGCATTATTTCGGTCATCTGTTTTTATAGTGTATTAATATTGTTTTTCTAAAAATTAAACGCATTTTAAAATATGCCTTAATTATTACTTAAATTAGTTGAAATTTTGTTAGTTTAATTGAATTTTAAGCGTAGTCTTTTGTTTTAACCTCAATTTATTAATAAGATGACGAATTAAAAATTTATAAATAAGGGTTTGCTGTAGTTTAAACTCAAATAAATTCATACTACTCTTAATTATTGCTTAATATCCTTTAAATTAATTGATTATTAATCAATTACTTTAAAAATTATATATGTTATTATTAATTTCCGTTTAACCGCACCGATTTAATTGATTATTAATCAATACTTTAAAAATTAATATTATTTTCAATCAATATTTGTTTTAATCTATTAATTTCAATTTCGTATTTTTTAATTTTTAAATGATTAGTATTATTTCTAAAATTTGACATCAATTTATTTCTTTCCTTATAACTTAATTCGTTATCTATTATAATAGGATTATCATTTACATCTAAAATAATTGAAGAATTTTTGTTCAATGTACTCTTTAATTCTTTAGTCAAATAATGTTCTCTTTGTCTTGCTTCAATTCCATTTTTGCAAGAATAATATTCAATCAATACCATTTCCCAATTATCCCAACCTCCATGTTCATTTATACATTTATAAAGAGATATATGATTTTTTTTATCAGAATTACAATCTTTCTTGTGTTGGTTTTTCCTATTTCTAAAATCAGTTGTTCTTCCAATATAAAAATCTTCAATATTTGTATTTTTACAAACAATTTTATAGTTTAAATTATTTGAATAATTTACAGGTATTCTTGTCATAATGTATTATAATGTATTATAATGTATTATCTTTAAATGGTTAATTATAATTTAATATCTACTTCTTCTTTCGCATTTCACGCAATCGTTTCATAAAATCTTTTGCCTCTTTTGAACCCTTAACAAATTTACCACGTCCGCTCATAGACGGACCACGTACCCCAGAATCTTCAGGTCTTGGTTTATATCCTGTAGGTAGTTCTGCTCCTTTTCTCATTAACATTCCACCCTCAATATCTTCTTTTGGTTTCCCTTGTTTAAGTGATCTAACATTCTTATTGACTTGCTTAGGAATTGATTTAGCACTATCATATACATCTCTAATGCTAAATTTCTTATCGATAAAAAGACCCTGACCGCACATAGAACAGCATTCATCTTCACTATCAGAATCCATACCTTTACCTTGCGCATAAAGTCCGGCACCGCCATAAAGTCCGCTGCCTGAAGAACCATTAATATCTTCTTTTTCAGCCAATTTATTAGCCGCCATTTGAGCAGCATAACCAGTGCTAACGCTGGCGGCGATCCCTAAGGCAGGGTTTCCAGTTCCAGCAGTGACTAACATGCCAGCCAGTGTCCCAGCAGTCACAGGGATACCGCGTTTTAATAAAATTTCCGCCAAATCTAATCCAATAACTTTTAATCTTTCCTTAGCATCTTCAGGAATATTTTTAATTTTATTAATTGCTCTATCAACTTTACTATCAATATCTTCAACCATATCAATACCCTGATTAATTTTAGAACCAATTTTATTTCCAACACGTTTAATCTTATTAATAGTTTTCATTAAACCACTTCCAGCTTGTAATGGCTCAGGAAGGGATGAAGGACTTTGAAGATTAGTATATAATTGAAGCTCGTGCTGTCTTTGAGCTTGAGGAAGTTTATAACTTAAATCGTTCATTATATTGTCTATTGAGATATTATTTTTTTCATAATTTTTATTTTCTAATTTTCCACCACGCAATAAAACATTTGCGGACGCACCAATATCCGTTAATTTTTTAGAGATTTTTGCAAGAGTTTTATTCCCTTTAAATAAAATTTCGGTGTCTTGCTTCACCCACTCTCTATTATCATCATTTAATAATCCATTTGCGTCTAACACATTCATTAAAAACACTTGGCAATTATTTGACACAGGATCATAATCAAGAAATTGCTGTTTTCCCATCTGTTCTTTTGTATTATTAATTAAATCAAATACACTAATCTCTTTACCATTTAAAGGAATATCTAATTTTTCTAAACCATCAGGGTTACCTATTGATTTAGTGATGTTTACTCTTTCTATTTTTTCCAATAAAAATCTTGTATTATTATTTGTCTCAACTAACATTGCAAGATGAAATAGCTCGTCGTATGGTTGTTTGTCTAATTTCTTTTGAAATGAACCTAAACTAACAGCATTCATTGCTCCTATAATTAATTTTGATACAGGATTTCTTCTTAATGTAATAGATGTTATAATTTCTTCTCCATGGTTTTTCATCATCTCTTTAACATTTAGAGGAATCCAGTCGTCAGGATTTAAGACTTTTTCAATAAATTTTCCTATTTTTTTGGTCTTCTTAACAACCTTATTAATGACACCTTTTACTCCTTTTTGAACTTGTTTTATAATACCTGAACCTTGTTGTTTTTGTTGCTTTTTTAATAATTTTTGTGCTTCTTTTTCCTGTTTTTTTACTAATTTCTGTGCGTCTTTTTCCTGACGCTTTTGCTCTTTTAGAATTAAACTTGCTTCTTTTAAAGAATTATACTTTTTTTTACTGGCGTCTCTTTTTTGCTGTGCTTGGATTGCCTTTGCTTCATCTTTCGTAGCATATTTAATTTTGCGTCCTTTTGGTTTTTGTTGGCGTATTTCAGGTTCTTTAAGTTCTTTTTTTATATTATTTTCAACATTTAAAAAATATTCCTTTAATTTGTTTTGGTCTTGCTTTGAAAATTCAGATAATTTTGGTGGGACTTGTATAACATTATCTTTATTCTCGTGTAATTTTATTTCATCATTATCAATTGCTTTAACCTCAATAGAAGATTTTTTTAATCTACTTGATAATTTGTTAGTATTAGTTGTTGGAATGAATACTTTAAATCGTCGTTCATTTGGTTTTAAATTTTTAGGATAAACTTGATATATAAAATATTTAGGGATTTGTAAAACTACATCATTTAACATTGGTAATAATATTGTTGATTCTTCAGATTTAAAAGCATCTAAAGGGAGACCTTGACCTTTATTTTCACTTTCAGATAAGTTTTCTAATAATCTCATATATAAATTATAAATATTATATATTTTTTCACAATTTTATTTATATAATCCTTGTCCCAATTATCCCAAATCTTGCCCTGATTTCAATAAAGTTCTATATTCTATTAGTTCTATATGACTTTTCTCACTTTTGGGCAAGATTTGGGATATTTGGGACATCACTTTTACAGCACCATTTCTCCACTTTGTTAGTTCTATCTTAATATTTCTTTGTTTTTTTTAGAAAAAATAAAATAAATAATAGATAATAAGAATTTTTGTTTAGTTTAGAATATAAAATTTAAATATTAATTAATATATATATGTTAACGAATTTACAAGTTGAAGCATTAGCACAACGGATGCACATTCCTTTGGAGCCAGTTGTTTTTAAGTCAGAACTTAAAGACATGGTCCTAAAATACAATAAGAGTTACATTATAAATTTAGAAGATGAATTTGATGAAGAAGGGCAAAAGAATGCTGGTAGCCACTATGTTTGCTTCCAAGTTAATAATTATGCTGATAAACCTGATGAATTGGTGTACTTCGATTCATATGGCTGTGCGCCTCCTAATGAAGTTCTTGAATTTTGTAAAGTGAAAGCAATGCCCTACTCTGAAATTGATGTACAAAGTATTATGGCCGATTGCTGTGGCTGGTTCACATTAGCGTTCTTACATTTTATAAATTCGTGGGAAGGGAGGAGTGGAAATCTTTACCAAGACGCAGAACATTTTACTTCGCTGTTCAAAGACATGAACACGGATAATGATTGGAAATTTAACGAGTACGTGCTAAAGCAGTTCTTCTTACCCCCAAGTGGTAAAAAAGTAACAATGCAGGATTTAGGATTTGAGTTTCTGCCTGATAAGAATATAGCTACTGGAATTGCCGATGTTAAAACAATTGATAGCAAGAATTAGAAAACTTATTTTTTTTCCTAAAAAATGATAAAAAAATATATTATAAAAAATAATAAATTTATTATATATATATGTCAATTCCTCCGATATCAAAGCAAAGTGATTATGATAAGTTTTTATCTAGGTATTTAGCAGATTTAAACTTACAAGTTAAATTAAATCAAGAAAATTATGATGCTAATGTCGCATATTTTAAAACTGGTGTTCAAGCAACTGAAAGGGCTGATACTCGTTCATTGGAAGCACGAAAAATGGATGTTGAAACTTTAAAAATACAAGCAAGAACTATGTTAAATAAATTAACAAACTCTTTATCTGCTGACGAAGTATTATCATTTTTAGTTAACAACAATTTATTATTCTTTTTTGTACAAAATTTTGTTGATTTTGAAAGAACTATTAATAAACGATACCCCAGTCAAACGGCTTCTGCCCCCATACTAAGAGTTCTCATTCAAAAATCATTTGACAAACAAAATGTAGAAATACCATTGCTAAAAGACGAATTAATTATTGCTACTAATAATGTTGCCTCTCGTGAAATTATACAAAAAGCATTTAACGATATTTATGAAAAAAGTGATACAAATCCTGTATTATATGAATTATTAAGAAACAAATATAATTTAGATTTATTTCCTACTTTGCAAGAAAAACTTGATATTGTTAAATTTCCTGAGAAAAAGTTTAAAGATGAAGCTGAAATTATGTTTTGGCAAAATTTACCTACTAATAAAACTATTCAAGAATTATTAGATTTATATGAACAATTATATAATGGTGTATCTCCAAATATACAATCAACACAAAATCAAATTAATAATATTGAAAATAATATTGAATCTCAATTATCAGGTTATGTTAATATTAAATCAACTGTAGAGGCAACTAGACAAAGAAGACAATTGACAAGTCAAACGATTAAAGATAGACAGGCTGCAAATGAAGTAAAATTACAAAAAGAACGACAACAATTGACTCAACTAATGGAGACAAAAGCTGAAAAAATTAAAGAACAAGAACTAATGAGTTCTAAAAAAAAGAAGTCTAGAAGGCCTAGAATGGCACTTGACCCTACCGCTATAGTTATTGAAAATGAAGAAATTATTGAAAACGTTAATCCTGACCCAGTATATGTTATACCTAATGTTCCGCAAAAATGGTTAAAATTTTTTTATAATGAACAACCTAATAGAACAATACCTGAACTTAAGAAATATATTAAAGATAATTATAGATTAAATTATGCTCAATATAAAAGAGATACTGGTAGAGCGATTAGTAAAACCATTTTACGAACTTTTATTGCTGAACAAGAATATTTACAGGCTAAGCAAGAAAATAGACTTCCAGTACTTCCGGACGATATTCAAGCAACTGCAACCCCATTAACCAATTTAGATGAATTAAACGAACTAACAAGAGGTTCTTACGCTGACAAAATATTTCAACCTGATCCTAATGTGCCTGTATTAGAATCTTCCGCTGAAATTGAAGGAAAGGGTCTTTTAACTAAAAGGCAGCAAGATATTCACAGATTTAAAGTTTTAAAAGGTCAGATTTTAGCAGGAAATAATAATAAAAAGATTGTTGTAGAACTTAAAGCATTAGTTTTAAAACTTAACAAATTAGGACAAATCTCTAATAAACAAGCAACACAAGTTTTACAAGAATTAAATACAATTATTAAAATATAATCTATATTTATAATATAATATGGCAAACACCATCGTATTAAATTCTACTAACATTAATTCAGGATCTAATAATAGTTCTTTAACATATAGATTTCCAAATTCAGTTACATTTGATGACCATCAGATTGCTGTCCAGTCCGTACAACTCTATTATGCATGGCAAAATATTA